GCGCTGGGGCTGGGGCGCCTGCGGCTCGCGCCCCGCGATTTCTGGGCGCTGTCGCTCAGCGAATGGCGCGCGCTGGCCCTTGGCCATTTCGGCCGCGCCCAGCCGGCGATGACGCGCGGCGACCTTAGCGCACTGATGAAGGCCTATCCTGATGGCGAATGATACGGTGAACACCTCGCTGGCCGCCGCGGGCCAGGCGCTGAACGACTTCGTCGCCGGCCCGGTGAACGCCGCCGCCGGCAGCATAGAGCGGGCGGTGGATCGCAGTTTCAACGCCGTGGCGAATACCATTGCGCGGGCCGCGCTGTCGGGCCGCCAGTCGATCTCCGCCCTGACGGCGTCGGTGCTGGCCGATTTCGACCGCATCGCCGTCAGCCAGTTCATCGTCAAGCCGGTGGAGAATCTGGTCTCCTCGGTGGTGGGCTCGATCCTGCCCGTGGCGGGGGCGCGCGCGGCGGGCGGGCCGGTGGCGGCGGGCCAGACCTATCTGGTGGGCGAAAAGGGGCCCGAGCTGTTCACGCCACCCAGCGACGGCGCCATCACGCCCACTGCGGCGCTGCGCCGCGCCAGCGTGACGGTCAACATCAACACGCCCGACGCGCAGAGCTTCCTGAAATCGCGCAGCCAGGTAGCGGCGATGCTGGCGCGAGCTGTGGCGCAAGGGAATCGCAATCTATGAATTTCCACGAAATCAGCTTTCCGCTGGCCATCGCCTTCCATTCCACCGGCGGACCGGTGCGGCGAACCGAGATCGTCGCGCTGGGCAGCGGCCATGAGGAGCGCAACGCCACCTGGGCAGGATCGCGCCGCCGCTTCGATGTCGGCTCGGGCCTGAAAAGCCTGGACGACATTCATGCCCTGATCGCCTTCTTTGAGGCGCGCATGGGGCGTCTTTACGGCTTTCGCTTCAAGGATTTCAGTGATTGGAAAAGCTGTGCCCCGGCGGCAGATATCAGCCCGCTGGACCAGAATATCGGCACCGGAGACGGCAGCGTGACACAGTTTCAGCTCACCAAGACCTATGCCTCGGGCGTGGGAAGCTGGACGCGCACCATCGCCAAGCCGGTCGACGGCGGGGTGCGGGTGGCGGTGGACGGCAGCGAGGCCTCTTCCGGCTGGGCTTGCGATGCCGCCACCGGGATCGTGACATTCGATAGCGCGCCCGCATCCGGCGCGGCGGTCACGGCCGGCTTTGCCTTCGATTGCCCTGTGCGGTTCGACAGCGACGTGCTGTCCATCAACCTGGCGAATTTCGCGGCGGGGGAAATTCCCTCGATCCCGCTGGTCGAGGTGCTGCTGTGAAGACGCTTCCCGATGGAATGCAGGCCCACCTTGATGGCGGCGCCACCACCCTGTGCTGGTGCTGGCAACTGACCCGCCGCGACGGCGTGGTGCAGGGCTTCACCGACCACGACCGCGATATCAGCTTCGATGGTGTGACCTTCGGCGCGGTCAGCGGCTTCACCGCCAGCCAGATCGAATCCAGCCTGGGCCTGGCGGTGGACAATCTGACCCTGACCGGTGCGCTGTCGTCGGCGACACTGAACGAGGCCGACCTGGCCGCGGGGCTTTACGACAATGCCGCGATCCGCATCTGGCGGACCAACTGGGCCGACACCGGCCAGCGCGTGCTGATGCGGTCCGGCACCCTCGGCGAGGTGACGCGCAATGGCGGCACGTTCCAGGCGGAGATTCGCGGGCTGGCGCAGGCGCTGAACCAGCCGGCCGGGCGGGTGTTCGGACATCTGTGCGACGCCGATCTTGGCGATGGCCGCTGCGGCATCGCCATCAGCGCCGCCGATGGCACGGTCGCCACGGCCTATGACGCACGGCGCTGCTCGGCGAGCGGGCTGGACGGTTTCACGGGTGGCTGGTTCACGGGCGGCAAGCTCGCCTTCACCAGCGGCGCCAATGCCGGGCGCGCCATGGAGGTCAAGCGCCATGCCGTGTCCGCCGGCATCGTCACCATCGAACTGTGGCAGGCGATGAGCGATCCGGTGGCGGCGGGGGATGCGTTCACCGTGACGCCCGGCTGCGACAAGCAGTTCACGACCTGCAGGAGCAAGTTTTCCAACGCCGTGAATTTTCGCGGCTTTCCCTTCATGCCCGGCAACGACTCGGTACTGGCCGCGCCCGCCGCCGGCCTGCCCATGGATGGCGGCAGCCGCTATGGCAACTGACATCGTAACGGTGGCGCGCGGCTGGATCGGCACGCCCTATCAGCACCAGGCCAGCCTGAAAGGCGTGGGCTGCGACTGCCTGGGCCTGCTGCGCGGGGTGTGGCGCGAACTCTATGGCGAAGAACCCGAGGACGTGCCCGCTTACACGGCCGACTGGGCGGAAGGATCGCCGGCCCAGACCTTGCGCGACGGGCTGGCGCGGCATCTGAGGGCGATACCGCCCGCGGGGATAGCGCCGGCAGATGTAGCACTGTTCCGCATGGGAAGAGGCGGCCCTGCCAGACATTGCGGCATCGTGGGCGAAAGAAGCGGCGCGCTGACCTTGATTCACGCCTGCCAGGGGCGACGCGTGCGCGAGGAAAGCTTCTCGCCGCTGTGGCGCCGCCGCCTGGCTTTTGTCTTCCGCATTCCATCCTGAAGGTTCATCATGGCTTCGCTGTTGCTGGGCGTCGTGGGTTCGGCGCTGGGCGATTCGCTGTTCGGCGGTCTCAGCATTCTGGGCGCCACCATATCCGGCGCGCAGATCGGCGGCGCCCTGGGCGCGGCCGCGGGCGCGGCCATCGACGCGGCGCTGACGCCGGGGCGCGAAATTACCCGCAGCGGCCCGCGTCTCACCGACACCGGCATCCAGGCCTCGACCGAAGGCACTCCCATTCCCCGCATCTTCGGGCGCCTGCGGCTTGCCGGCCAGGTGATCTGGGCCAGCCGCTACCGGCAGACCGCCACCACCACGACGTCGCATGGCGGCGGCAAGGGCGGATCGTCCGTCAGCGTCAGCGAGACCGACTACACCTATTCCATTTCTTTTGCGGTTGGCCTGTGCGCCGGAAAGGCGACGCGGTTGGGGCGGGTCTGGGCCAACGGCAACCCGCTGGACCTGTCGCGCCATACCCTGCGCTTCCATGACGGCGCGGAGGACCAGGACGTAGATCCGCTGATCGCCGACATTGACGGCGATGTTCCGGCCTTTCGCGGCCTTTGCTATGTCGTGTTCGAGGACATGGCACTGGCCGAATTCGGCAACCGCATTCCCCAGCTTCAGTTCGAGGTCCTGCGCAGCATCGGCCATGACAATCCGTCCAGCCTGGAGAACAGGCTGTCCGGCGTGCAGCTGATTCCCGGCGCGGGCGAGTTCGTCTACGCCGATGAGGCGGTGTTCAGCGATGACGGCGAGGGACGCTCGACGGCGCTGAACGTGCATGGCGCGGACGCCGTGCCGGACCTGGAGGCATCGCTGGACCAGCTGATCGCGGCGGCGCCCAATCTTTCCAGTGTGGCGCTGGTGGTGGGCTGGTTCGGCGACGACCTGCGCGCAAACCGGATTGCGATCCGCCCCTGCGTCGAGACGGCGAACAAGACCACCTATCCCGAGATCTGGTCGGTGAACGGCATCGCGCGTGCAGGGGCGCGGGTCGTCAGCCAGGTTGGCGGCAAGCCCGCCTATGGCGGCACGCCGTCCGATGCCAGCGTGGTGGCGGCGATCGCGGCGCTGAAGGCGCGGGGCCTGTCGGTGCTGTTCAATCCCTTCCTGTTCATGGACGTGGCGGACGGCAATGCGCTGGACGATCCCTATACCGGCGCGGACAGCCAGCCCGTCTACCCCTGGCGCGGGCGCATCACCTGCGACCCGGCGCCGGGGGTGGCCGGTTCGCCCGACCGCACCGCGGCCGCGGCGTCGCAGATCGAAAATTTCCTTGGCGGCGCGACGGCAGACGACTTCACCGTCAGCGGCACATCCGTCACATGGAACGGCGGTGACGACTGGGGCTGGCGGCGGATGGTGCTGCATTACGCCCATCTGTGCGCGGCGGCCGGCGGGGTCGATGCCTTCCTGATCGGATCGGAGCTGCGCGGGCTGACCCAGGTCCGGGACGGCGACACCAGCTATCCCGCGGTGGCGGCGCTGAAAGCACTGGCGGCGGATGTGCGCGCCATCCTGGGGCCGCATGTGAAGATCGGCTACGGCGCGGACTGGAGCGAGTATGCCGGCCACCAGACCGGTGCGGGCGGCTTTCTGTTCAACCTCGATCCGCTGTGGGCGGATGCCAATATCGACTTCATCGGCATCGACAATTACCTGCCGCTGGCCGACTGGCGCGACGGGGCCGCCCATCTGGACGCGGCGGTCGCGCCGTCGATTTACGATCCCGCATACCTGAAGGCCAATATCCGCGGCGGCGAGGATTACGACTTCCATTACGCCAGCGCCGCCGACCGGGACGCGCAGCGGCGCACGCCCATCAGCGACGGCCTGGGCAAACCCTGGCTGTGGCGGGCCAAGGACCTGTGGGGCTGGTGGGGCAATCTCCATTACGACCGGCCGGACGGCAGCGAAAGCGCCGTGGCCACCGCCTGGGTGCCGCAGATGAAGCCCATCTGGTTCACCGAGCTGGGCTGTCCGGCCATCGACAAGGGCGCCAACCAGCCCAATGTCTTCTACGATCCCAAATCCAGCGAAAGCGCGGCGCCTTATTATTCTGCTGCGACGCGTGACGACCTGGTCCAGCGCCGTTTCCTGGAGGCGCATTTCGACTTCTGGAACGATGCGGCGAACAATCCGGTGTCGGCGGTCTATGGCGGGCCGATGGTGGATGCGGCGCGCATCCATGTCTGGTGCTGGGACAGCCGCCCCTATCCCTATTTTCCGGCGCGCGGCGATGTCTGGGGTGATTGCGAAAATTACGCCCTGGGTCACTGGCTGAACGGCCGGCTGGGGGCGGTGGCGCTGGCCGATCTGGTGGAGGCCCTGTGCGAGGGCTTTGTCGACTGCGATGTGACGGCGCTTGACGGGATCGTCACCGGTTTTGCCGTCACCGACACCATCAGCCCGCGCGATGCGATCGCGCCCCTGGCAACCGCCTTTTTCTTCGACGCGGTGGAGCGCGAGGGCAAAATTGTCTTTTCCATGCGCGGGCGCAGCCTTCCCGCCCCCTTCGATGCCGATGCCCTGGTGCTGCCGGACGACGGCGCCGCCGTCTCGCTGGTGCGCGCGCAGGAAAGCGACCTGCCGCAGGTCTCGCGCATCTCCTACATCGACGGCGATCATGACTATGCCCAGGCCAGCGTGGAATCGCGGCGGTTGACGGGCGCATCCAACCGGGCTGCCGCCTCCAGCCTGCCGCTGGTGATGGACCAGGAACAGGCCGGCGGCATCGGCGCGCGGCTGCTGCAGGATGCCTGGGTGATGCGTGAGAGCGCGCATTTTGCGCTGCCGCCCTCGGCGCTGGCGCTGGATGCGGGTGACGAGGTGACGCTGAGCGTCGCCGGGCGCTCCCATCGCCTGCGTCTGACCGCCATCGATGACGGCGCCTCGCGCGCCGTGCAGGCCATCGGCACCGATCCGTCCATCTATGACCGGTATGGCGGGCCGGTGCGCACGCCCAGGCTGGCGCAGCCGGTGGCGCAGCCGGGCCGCGTGCTGCTGATCTTTCTGGATTTGCCCTGGCTTGTGGATGCCCAGAACACCGCAGCGCCCTTCGTGGGCGCCTATGCCGATCCCTGGCCGGGCGATGTCGCGGTACTCAGGAGCGCCGCCACCGCGGGCTATGCGCATGACGCGACAGTGCGGACGCCCTGCCGCTTCGGGTTCACAACCGCGGATTTCTACAGCGGGCCGCGCTGGCACTGGGACCGGGTGAACAGCCTGAAGGTGCGGATGGTGAACGGCATTCTGGCGTCGGCGGACCGGCTTGCGGTCTATGGCGGGGCCAACGCCGTGGCGGTGGAAAATCCCGATGGCGGGTGGGAGGTGGTGCAGTTCGCCGACGCCGCCCTGACGGGGCCGGGAGAATATGCGCTGACGAACCTTCTGCGCGGGCGGCGCGGCAGCGAAGGGCAGATGCGCGCCCCTGTGCCGGCCGGCGCGCGGGTGGTTGTGCTGGATGAAAGCCTGGTGCAGCTGGGCCTTTCGGCGGCGCAGGCGCGCCAGCCTTTCAACTATCTGTGGGGTCCTGTATCGCGGCCGATTTCCGACGTCTCGTGGCAGAACGCGCAGAAGACGTTCGAAGCGGCGGCGCTGGTTCCGCTGGCGCCGTGTCACCTGGCCTTTGCGTGGGACGGCGGCGATCTGGTGCTGTCATGGCGGCGGCGCGACCGGGCGCCTTCGGCGGCGGCCATCACCCCCGCGGAAACGGCGATGAGCGAGGCGCGCGAGGCCTATGACCTGGAGATCTGCGACGGCGCGACGGTGGTGCGCAGCTTCAACGGGCTCACCGGGCACAGCTGTGTCTATGCCGCCGCCGACCAGGCCGCCGATTTTCCGGCGGGCCTGCCCAATCCGCTCACCATTCGTGTTTATCAGCTTTCGGCTGTGACCGGCCGCGGGCGTCAAGCAGAGGAATCTCTCTATGTCCGATAATACCCCCCGCCTGGGCCTGCCCGAACTGGCGCAGATGCAGGAGATGGACAGCGCCCAGATAAACGACGCGCTGATCCAGATCGACGCGCTGGGCAGCGTTTTCCTGCAGGGCTTGTTCGTCAACGATCCGCCCGCGTCCCCCGCCGATGGCGATACCTATGTCACGGGCGCGGCGCCGACAGGAGCCTGGAGCGGCAACAGCTACAAGATCGCCTATTGTCTTGATGGCGGCTGGCGCATCTTCACACCCTTTGACGGCCTGGTCGCCCATTGCGCGGATACCGACAGTCCGGTGGTCTATCGCGCAGGGCAATGGACGGGGCTTGGCGCGCTGATGGCGGGACCGGAAGCCAGCATCGCGTCGGCGGCGACCTGCGACCTGGGGGCGGCCGGGGCATTGTGCGTCGAAGTCACCGGCACCACCGCCATCACCAGCCTGGGCAGCGGCGTCAATGCGCTGCGCTTTGTGCGCTTCGCCGATGCGTTGACGCTGACCCATGACGCCGCGAGCCTGGTGCTGCCGGGCGGGGCCGACATCGTCACCGCGCCGGGAGACATGGCCTGCTTCCGTTCCGATGCGGGGGGCCATTGGCGGTGTGTCTGCTACAGCCGGGCGGACGGCAGAATGGTCAACATGGACAGCCCTGTCTTCTCGGGCAGGCTTGGTGTGGGCACGACGCCGGTCAATGTGCTGGATGTGGTCCAGACAGCCGACGGCGCGACCATGGGTGCGATCCTCAACGATTCGGGGGGCAGCGCGGCGTCGGCCCGATGGACCGCGTCGAACGGCACCGGCGTGGCCTGGATCGGCGTGCTCGGCCAGGGCTTCGGATCGTTCGGCGTATACCAGGCCGGAAACGGCATGGTGTTCGCATCGTCCGGCCTGTCGCTGACCGCCGACGCCGGGCCGATCTGCTTTGCGCCCAATGGCGGCAGCGAGGTTGCGCGCTTTGCCACCGACGGCAGCTTCCTGGCCGGCACGACGACCAATGGCGGACCGCTGGGCGGCGCCAAGGTGGCCTTCTGCACGACAAACGCCAATGCCCTCATCGTCTCCGATGACGGCAATGGCGTTGCCCTGAAGAAGCGGATCGCCTCCACCTCCGGCTGGTGGGAAGAATATTATTACGGCAGCACCCGCAAGCTGTTCACCAACACCGATGGCTCGGCATTCAATATCAATGCGGACATTCCGTACCAGATCCAGGTCGGAGGATCGGGCGGCGTTTCGCTGGCGAGCGGCGCTTCAAGCTGGGCCGCCATCTCCGATGCGCGGTTCAAAAATGTGCGATCCGGCCAGACCGATTATCGGCCCGCGATCCAGGCCCTGTGGGTCGGCGATTTCGCCTGGAAAAAGGACGGATCGTTCGGCTTCGGCGTGCTGGCACAGCAGGCCCATGACGTTCTTCCCGACGGCTTGCGGGACATCATCGTCAGCAGGCCCGCGCAGGATGATGGGACATGGACCGCGTCGGCGGAGCCGGTGGGTTACCTGGCGCTGTGGGGCGTAAAGGACCTTTATGCGCTGGTGGAAGCGCTGGCGGCGCGCGTTGCGCGGATGGAGGCGCGGCCGTGACGCTGGTCGGGGAATGGAAGCAGGCCTGGCGCTGGATCTCGGTGCAGGCGATGGCGGCGACGGCGGCGATCCAGGCGGTGTGGGCCTCGCTTCCGGACGATCTGAAACAGCATCTGCCGGGCAGGCTGGTGACGGCGCTCTCGCTGGGGCTGCTGCTGCTGGGCATCGGCGGACGGCTGGTGCGGCAGGAGCGGAACAGATGATCGCGGCGCTATGGGGGTGGCTGACGGAGAAAGGGGCGCGGCCGATCGCGGGCGTGCTGACGCTGCTGCTGGCGGCCGCACTCGTCGGGCAGACGGCGCGGATCGATGGGCTGCCGTTGCTGGGCGGCGGGCTCAAGGCCCAAATCGCCGGGCTTCAGCAGCAGCTCGCGGCGCGCGATCTGGCCGACGCAAAGGCGCGGGCCGATGCGCTGGCGGCGCGCCAGAAATGGATCGCGGCGGGCGAGGCCCAAGCGCGCGCCCATCTGGCGGCGTCGGCGGCGACCAGCCGGCAGATCGAAACCATCGTGGAGAAGGTGCCTGTCTATGTGGGTGAAAAAAGCAATGCTGCTTGTGTTGTGCCTTGGGGGGCTGTCAGGCTGCTCGACGCCGCCGCCAGCGGCGCCGGACTTGATACTGTCTCCGCCGCCATCGCCCCCGGCCAGCCTGATGACGCCGCCTCGGACGTTACGCTGTCTGAGGCTGTCGCCCTGCTGGCCACCGACCTCGGCATCGCGCGGGACAATGCGGACCAGTTGACCCGGCTGGAAGCAGCGGTCCGCAAAAATTAGAAGCCCCCGCGCCAGGAGACACGGGGGCTTCACTTGACGGCTTGAGGTCCTATGGGGAGGGGCAAACCACGGACTTCAGGCCCCAAGATTTCCTGTCACATCACAGACGCACCACGCCCATGAAGGCGCCGGTCCACGGATCGATCCGCACCAGCACCACACGGCCGAAGCGGTCATGGGTGCGCACCACATAGCGGCCGCCCAGGAAATAGGGCTCGCCGATCATCCTGTAGTGGTTGGCCAGCAGGATGCGGTTGACGCGGGCGCGCTCGACATAGTGGCGATGCATGTCGTGACGGGCGATGCGATGATCGATGCGGTCGATCCGCCGGTCGATGCGCGCGTCCCGGCGCTCCAGGCGGTGCTCGACGCGGTTCAGATGCCGGTCAACGGGATCGGCGCTGGCGCTGACGGTCCCCGCCGCCGTGATCGCCGCCAACGCGGCTGCCGCCAGGGCTGTTTTCATGTTAAACATGTCCATATCCTTTCAATCGGTCCGGACGGGCGCGAACCCGTCCATGGCCCGAACGTTATTCCTGGGAAGCTGAACTCGATCTGGACGCGGCGTTCATTGGGGGTTCATGTCGAAAGCACTAAACAAGGGCCATGCGCAGCGGTATTTTTTCCGCACTTTTCCTGGTATTTCTGACCGGTGCCGCCGCAACGCCGGCGCTGGCGCAGCGCAATGACGGCCGCGACGGGATTCAGCCGCTGGACCGGCTTCTGCCGGAAATCCGGCGCCAGCATCCGGGCAATTTCTACGACGCCGAAGGCCCGCGATACGGGCCCAACGGCGATCCCCATTATCACCTGAAATGGATGACTCCCGACGGACGGGTGATCTGGTTCGACACGGATGCGCGCAATGGCCGGGTGCTGCGCTCCTCGCCGGGGCGCGACAGATTCGACGGCAGCCGCGGGCACCAGGATTTTCGGGGCGTGCCGCCGGACTTTCAGGCGTATGGCCGTCCCGGCGAACGCGATCCGTATGAGGACCGCTATCGCAGCCGCTTCGGGGGAAGCTTCGAATCGCGGCCAGGTTTTGACAGGCGCGGCTTTGACAGGGGCGGGCGCGGCTGGGATGGTCCGCGCGGCGGGGGCTTCGGCCACCGCGAGGGGCGTGGCCGGCGCCGCTAG